TCTAGATCAGAGAAAAGTTTTAGAGGAAAAAGCTTTATTGCTAAAGGCGACTCTAATCCGGTTAAAGGAACTGGTGCTGCAAGAAAACAAAAAGACGTAACCTGGTATTAGTATGTGGTTAGGTGCTATTAAATTAGCGTTAAACGCAGGAACGCATATTTACAAAAAAAAACAGGAAACTAAAATGCTAATGGCGGATGCACAAGCACAACATGCATCTAAGATGGCCACAGGTGAACTAGCATTTAGTGGAAAACTTTTAGAAGCTAGACAAAACGATTATAAGGACGAGGTAGTTCTTGCAATATTAACGTTGCCCATAATTGTCCTTGCATATGGGGTTTGGTCAGACGATCCACAGGCTATGGACAAGATAAAAATTTTCTTTGAGCATTTCCAAGCACTTCCAAAATGGTTTACTAATTTATGGGTACTTGTATGCGCTAGCATATTTGGTATAAAGGGTACACAAATATTTAGAAACAACGGAGTTAAAAAATAGTGATTGATAAAAAAGAAAAGAATACTTTAAAAAAACATAGCGTGCACCACACTGCAAAGCATATGTCTACAATGAAAAAAAAAATGCAAAAAGGTACAACATTTAAAAAATCACATAACCAAGCAATGAAAAAGGTAGGAAGATAATGAAAAACTATAGACAAAATAAAATGGGTGGCGGAATGATGGAAAGACCTATGTATGGAGCAGGTGGTAAAACTTTAAAACCTGTTAATAAGAAAAAAAATCCAGGACTTGCAAAATTACCAACTCCAGTAAGAAATAAAATGGGCTTTAAGAAAAATGGTGGTAGCATATAATGGCTAAACCAGGATTATACGCAAACATTCATGCTAAGAAAAAAAGAATCGCTGCCGGCTCAGGTGAAAAAATGAGAAGCCCCGGTACTAAAGGTGCACCAACTGCAGCTAATTTTAAAAGAGCAGCTAAGACAGCTAAACCTATTAAAAAGAAAGCGTAATGGCAAGCGCAGCTTGGACACGAAAAGAAGGTAAATCACCCTCTGGCGGTTTAAATGCTAAAGGCCGTGCAAGCTATAAAGGTGGCACTTTAAAAGCACCTACTAAATCTAAAACAAGTTCAAGACGTAAATCATTCTGTGCACGTATGTCAGGTATGAAAAAGAAATTAACTTCTGCTAAAACTGCAAGAGATCCTAACAGCAGAATAAATAAATCATTAAGAAAGTGGGATTGTTAATATGGAAATAGAAAGATTACTAAAAATAATAAAAGATAGATTAGATAACCTAACTAATATTGTAACAACGGGTGTTGACACCATGGAAAATTACAAGTATATATTAGGACAAATAAACGCCCTAGAGGCAACTAAACAGGAAATCTCTAACCTGCTAGATAACAAGGAGCAAAAAGAAAATGAAGGCACAGTCATCGATATTGGGGACCACAAGCCCAAAAATTGAATTACCTAACAAAGATCTTGTTGGCGTAAAAAAATCAGAAAAAAAAGAAGTTACAAAAGAAGAAACAAAACTACCAAAACCAACTGGTTGGAGGATGCTTGTTTTACCATTTAGAATGAATGAAAAAACAAAAGGCGGAATCTTACTTGGCGGCGAAACTATAGACAGACAACAAGTTGCATCACAATGCGGAAGTGTACTTGCAATGGGAGACGCTTGTTATTTAGATAAAGACAGATATCCAAATGGTCCATGGTGCAAGGTTGGTGATTGGATAGTCTTCGCACGTTATGCCGGATCAAGAATAGAAATTGATGGTGGTGAAGTACGTCTTCTAAATGAAGATGAAGTTTTAGCAACCGTAGAAGATCCAACGGATATTCTACATAAATATTAACATAGGAAGGACACTATGCCAGAAGCAAATAAAATAAAAAAAGATGAGATGATGGTAGACATAGATACTTCAGGTCCAGAGACCGAAGTTAGTTTACCGGATGATAATGTAAACGAAGTACAAACGGAAAAGGAAACAAATGAAACAATTATTCAAGAGCCTGTTAAAACTGAAGACGCACCTAAGGAACCTAGTGAGCAGCCGGATGTTCAAGCAAGCGAAACGCAAGAAGACGAAAAATTAGAAGACTATAGTAAAGGTGTACAGTCTCGTATTGCGAAATTAACTCGTAAGATGAGAGAAGCAGAAAGAAGAGAACATGCTGCTACTGAATATGCTAAGTCTGTAGAAGAAAAAAGAAAATTTGCAGAATCTAAGTATGAGCAAATTAATAATGATTACGTAAAACAATTTGATAGTAGAGTTACTACTGGAATGGATTCAGCGCAAAAAGAATTAGCGACTGCAATTGAAACTGGTGATGCGGCAGCACAGGTAGAAGCAAATAAAAAAATTGCTACACTATCTATAGATGCAGCTAGATTAAATGTTTTAAAAGATACAACAAAAGTTGTTGAACAACCAAGAGCAGATTTGTCTCAAGATGCTAATTATCAGAGACAAACACCTCAAGCTTTACCTACACCAGACCCACAAGCAGAGGCTTGGGCAGGTAAAAACAGTTGGTTTGGTCAAGATAGAGCAATGACGTTCACTGCTTTTGAAATACACAAAGAATTGGTAGATGGTGAGGGTTATGACCCTAAATCAGCTGAATACTATGCGGAGATAGACAAAAGAATAAAAGTTGACTTTCCACATAAATTTGGTAATACTGAAACAAATACGTCTAGGCCTGTTCAGTCAGTTGCTTCTGCGAATAGAAGCGTAAAACCAGGACGCAAAACTGTGAGACTCACATCATCACAGGTCGCGATAGCGAAAAAATTAGGTGTGCCACTCGAAGAGTATGCAAAACAAATAAAACTCACGGAAGGAGCATAAGCATATGACAAAAGAAAACGAAACAATAAAAGTAACTTCTCGTGCGAGTTCAGACAGGTCTAAAACTGAAAGACCAAAAACATGGACTCCTCCATCTTCTCTAGATGCACCAACTGCGCCGGATGGATTCCGACATAGGTGGATACGGGCAGAGAGTTTAGGATTTCAAGATTCTAAAAATATCTCTGGAAGAATTAGATCTGGATATGAATTGGTTAGAGCCGATGAATATAAAGATACTGATTATCCTGTAGTCACTGATGGTAAATACGCAGGAGTGATTGGGGTAGGTGGCCTTGTACTCGCAAGGGTACCTGAAGAGATCGCGAAGTCGAGAACTGAATATTTTAAGCGTCAAGCTGAAGGTCAGGACGAAGCTGTAGCAAACGATTTACTGAGGGAAGAGCACAAGAGTATGCCGATCAATGTTGATAGGCAATCTCGCACAACCTTCGGTGGTACTAAGAAATAAAATTCTAACACCAGCGAATAAATTAAACCGTACTGGAGGCCCTTAGGGGCAGGTACATAAGGAGAAAAAACATATGGCTAATAGACAAACAGCAGGATATGGTTTTAGAGCATCTGGAACGTTAGGTAATACACCTTCAACTCAAGGACTTTCTAATTACAATATCGATGCAGCTGTCAATATTGACTTGTTCTATGGACAAGCAGTGGCAGTTACAGCAGGTTATGTTGTTACAGCGGAAGACGCTACAACAGCAGAATCAATTGGTGTTTTATATGGTATCTTTTATGAGGATGGAACAACGTTGAAACCAACGTTCAACAATCATTATAACGGTGCTATTACACCATCAACAGCAAAAAACGGCGGCGATATCGTAGCTTTCGTTAATGACAATCCCTTCCAAATATATCATATGGCAACAGATGCAGCAGTAGCTGCAAACATTCCTGCTGCTCATGCATTATTTATGGATACGTTTAGTGGTAGCGCCAATACTGGCGGAAGCACTACAACAGGGATATCATCTAACACGCTTGATATCGGAGCAACTAACGCAACATCACACACTTGGAGACTAATCAGAGGAGTTGAAGATCCTGAAAACGGAGATTTAACATCAGCATTTTGCAATGTTGAAGTGGTTCAAAATTTGAATCAATTCATTGATAGTTCTGGGTCTTAACAGAGAATAGGAGATAAATAATGGCAATATCAAGAACGCAACTCGTAAAAGAGTTAGAGCCAGGATTGAACGCCCTGTTCGGCCTGGAATACAAAAGGTATGATAATCAGCACGCTGAAATCTATACCAACGAATCATCTGACAGAGCTTTTGAAGAAGAAGTAATGTTATCTGGTTTCGGAAACGCAAGTGTAAAAAGTGAAGGATCTGGTGTAGCATTTGATGATGCACAAGAATCTTTCTCTGCAAGGTACACGCATGAAACAGTTGCTTTAGCATTCGCTATAACTGAAGAAGCTATCGAAGATAATCTCTACGATAAAATTTCTTCTAGATATACAAAAGCTTTAGCAAGATCTATGTCTAATGCTAAACAAGTGAAAGCAGCAGCACCTTTGAACAACGGTCTACCAACAGTAGATGGTTTTGATTCAGGGGATGGTGTTTCTTTATTTAACACTGCTCACACAACTGTAAGCGGAACTAGTGTTAAAAACACACTTACTACACAAGCAGACTTAAACGAAACTTCGTTAGAACAAGCAATGATTGATATCTCTGCTATGACTGACGAAAGAGGTTTAAGAATTGCAGCTAAAGCAGTCAAAATGATTGTTCCATCTGCAAACCAATTCGCAGCTGAAAGACTTATGAAGTCTCAAGGCAGAACTGGAACTGCTGATAATGATATAAATGCATTATCATCTATGGGAATGATTCCTCAAGGTTACAGAGTGAATAACTACCTAACTGATACTGATGCATTTTACATTATTACTGATGTACCAAATGGTATGAAAATGTTCACTAGAGCACCATTGACAACTGCAATGGAAGGTGACTTTGATACTGGTAACGTTAGATACAAAGCTAGAGAAAGATACTCGTTTGGAGTTTCTGACTTTAGAGGTATCTTCGGCGTTGAAGGTGCGTAATTAATAAAACTTTTTGTGGCCGGACATGTTTCGGCCACATTTTAATAAGAAAGTAATAATATGAAAAAATTCCTAGTAAATATATGGGCCTATGATCATCATGCAAAATTTGAAGTTTTGTCTGAAGATAGTCCTGTTTCCCTTGAAAAATCAATCCTTGACAAGTTGGGAGAAAAGAGTATAAATTGGGAATCTCTCGGAAATAGTTACGATCCGGGACTAAATCGAATAACTTTTGAGGAGGTTGTTTATGATACAAGACCTATACAAAGCAAAAAGGTCCTTGGAGTTGAAGTGGGAACAAGAGCATCTAGATAATAATAGATATACTCTTAACATGGTTAGAATTGATGATAAAGTTAAAGAAATCATTACTGACATCAAGCTAGAAGAAGCTAGAATAGCCCATTTACAAAACAACGTTGAAAACGTTGCTCCAGAAGTTTCAGTAGCTACTTAATTAACAAGCTACATCGTTGGAAATTCACTCCACACTGTAGGATCTCTTGCACTCTATTCAAAAGTAGTATACAAATTACACACTATACATAAATTAATATTCTGCATAGACGCAGTATAGTCGACGGCCTAGAGACTATGTGGAATTTAACTAGGAGAACAATCATGGCACAAACACTATTTAGAGGACCAGTACTGCAAGGTAAATTTAACGAAGCAGGTTTAACTGGGTTTAATCTAGAAAACAAATCAGCAAACTACACAATAGTTAATGGTGATTCAGGAAAAACAATTACTTCATCTACAGAGGGAATTAAATTTACTTTACCTGCAATTTCAATTGGAAGAGTTGTAACTTTTGTTAACACTGCTCCAGATGGAGCTAATACTTTAACAATTAGCCCAAATGCTAATGATGGTATTTTGTATGCTGGATCTTTAACTGATAACAAAGATCTTATTAATACAAAAGCTACATCAAAAGTTGGTGACTTTGTTGTACTTGCATCTTTAA